TCAACCATAGCATCTTTGTCAGCCATTTCTTGTGTGTAACCATCAGGTGCATAAGATGTAGCCTCTTCTTCTGTTTGTTTACTTCCAGACCATAATTCTACACCTAAACCAAACCTCATACATGCACGTTTAAATGCATCAGACTCTGCGTCTTTAAGGTTGTTACCGTCATTAAACTTAGCATTGCCAAGTTTAAAGGTATCAACGTCACCAAAACCGTCATAAGTACCCATACCTTCTATAAATATAGTTCCTTTAGCACCGACTATTCTTTTTTCTCCATTGTATGTACCATATACAGGTTCACATTTCCAAGAGTATATTACTCCACTATCACGTAGTCTTTCTACATAATTAGCGTGTGGTACATAGTCCCCGAATTTACCAGCAGGTGCTTTTTTAACTAACTCCTGTGGAAATGGGGATAATAATTTACTGGTATCTTTTTCTACCATTATTCTCCTATCATATTTACTTAATCGCAAAAGAAAGACTGTATAAAGGCTGCGTTAGCAGCCGTATAAGACTAACTTAATGCTTTTTCTACTGCACTTGTAAGTGTATTACTACCCAGTTCAATAGGTACAAATTTATATTCATCATCAATTAAGATAATAAAATATGGTTTGCTACCTAGACCTGCATATTCTACGCTTACTACACGCACAGAATCTTTTACTACTAGACTAGACATAACATCTCTCCAATTGTTCTATACATCCATTAGTTTAACAAGATATTCTGCAGTTACACCGTGTTTTGGTTTTACAAACAATAACCATTGACATGGTTTACCCATGCTTGCTAATTGTTCTAGTGCATAAGTGTTATAACTTTCTGTACTTCCATTAACCCAAAGCCTAATATCATTAAGATACATAGTTGTAGGTGTATGAAAATGGCCAGCTATAGCATAATCAAAGTCTGGCATCATACCATTTGCAGCTAATGTTTTCCAACCTTGTAGTTTTTTTCCGAATCCATACCATGGAAAACCACCAAAACCTCTGATGTTATCGCCATGCCATAAGAAAAATTTACAATTTTCTCCTAGGTCTGCAACATCAAACCAATGATTGTCACTCTCACTGTCTGGTATTGTCCATTGTATTCTTTTTTCGTCTCTATATATCATTGACATAATTTTGCCAAGCATTCTATCTGCATTGGAATCTGGATGGTAGTCTTTTCTACTACGTCCACCTAAATGTCCATGATTACCTATTACCCAATGTACGTCTACTTCGTCAAAGTTTGCAAGTAATATGTCAAAAAATTTAGTCATTATACGTGGACCGTCTACTGTTACTTGTTTGTATAATGAACTGTCAATTAAATGTGATTGTCCAGGAAATATAAGTTCGCCTTCTATTATATCTCCAACTGCAAACACTGCACATTTTTTAACCTTATGTACATGTCTTTGTACATTAGCTAAATCAACTATCTTATTTGCATACTTAACAACTCTTTCTTCAGCTATTTCTGTATTGTATTCTGGTGTTACTTTAGCTAATTGTATATCTGATAATATAGCAACTGCTATCTCTTCATCCTTTCTTACTTTATTAGTTTTAGGTTTAGGTATTTTAGGTTTATCCCAAGTTCTTAAATTGGTATTAACAGCATCATAAATAGAATTTATTAAATCCTCTTTTTTATTTTTAGCTTTATCTAATTGTTTAAGTAACTTTAAATTGTCTTTTTTAAGTTCCTGTATTTGAGTAGATTCAGCAGCTGCTAACAGTTCGTCTATATTTTTTTTATTTGCCATTGTCAAACTTTTTTAAATAGTTTTTCATAGCAGTTTCTGATAATTTAATATTAAAATTATCCTCAAGTATTCTACATAATACGTAAGGTTTCATCTTAACATTGTCTTCGGTTATTCTTTTTTTGATTGCGTCCCAAAATTCACGAGCATCGTCTGTAATTGCATCTTCTACAAGATTACCTTTCATTCCATGCTCAGCTTCTGAGACTAATTTATTTATATCCATAAAATGATTATAATAGGATAAAGATTAATGCAAGTGATTTTAAAATAAATATAGTACAGTAGGCATGAATAACACCTACTGCACTATTCCAAAGACGTAGCACTAGGCTTACCGCAGGAAAGGAGTACTGCAGACACTTGCGTGTGACTTAATGCTACTTATTGTCTTTAGTTTAACTGATTTATTTGTAATGCAAAGGCTTTAACATCATCTATATCTGCTAATCTTGTGATATTATTTACTCGTAGAATTTCTTGACATTCTTTAAATAAATTACCACTATTAGAACCTGCTTTACCAAATACATACATATCTGATACCCATATTCTTTTAGATTTTTGAGTACCTAACCAACGTAATGCAGGTCCGTCAACACCATTACCGCCACCAGTATATTTGTCCAAATATTCTTGTTGAACTCGCTTACCTCTATCTGCAATAATACGTAACGAACCTGATTGATAAGAATCGTAATAACCTTGATTGTACATAGCAATTTTAACTGCTGGTAGTAACAACATAATATCTAATATATCTTGTCCATCAAAATTCATAGAACCTGATGCGTCAATAAGTATTGTGCCACCATAAACTCGTTGTTTTTGTTGAAACACTTTCTTATCTACACACCAACGATTAATATACTTAGGATTAGTACCATAATCCATAGGTCTATATTCTCTTCCTTTCTTTAATTTACTTTGCATATTTACAGATAATTCTGGTTTATGAGTTATCATATCGCACCATTGTCCATTATTAGCTTGTAAATCTACTGCATAATTTATGTCAGCAGGGTATGTTTCTTTAATTTGTTCTTCTTTTTGTCTACTTTCTAACATTGCTTCTTCTAATGTCTGTGGTTTTTCATTATCATCTTCAGATACATCACCAGATTTTTTCTTATTACCATGTGACATAGAATTTTTAGCACGTTGTTCTGCTGCTAAACGTTCAGATTCATATATTTGTTCTTTAGTAGGTTTATCATTAAAATTATCCATTAATTTATGCAAATCTTTTGCTACTTTTCTTACTTTTGCATAACTAGGACTTTCAGCATAATAATAAGAGCGTCCATTTTTTACTATTCTGTTGTAAAAACTTTCAGCTTTTTTTATAGCCCAATTTACTTGTGATATACGATACCTAGTAAGTTCATTTGTATCTTTTACTTCTTTCCATATTTCTTTGAATAAAGTAAATTCTCTACTATCTGGTGTCCATCTATTATAAGCAGACTTTTCATTTTGTATAGGCCACATTTGACTCATCAAATAAAGTATTATTTCAAATTCAGAGTTATTATATATCATTTCATAATGTTTTTTCTCTAAATCTTCAGGACATAATATCCAATCGTCCATAAATAATTCTTTTCTACATAATAAATAACCAATACGCACTTCTTCACATGCCTCAATAGTTATTTCTGATTCGTCAGGTCCTAGCCTCCCAATAGTTTTGGGAGACCATTTAACATGACCTAATTCATGACGTCTTATATTTCTAGAATGAAAATGTCCACAATTTGCACATTCATCATCTAAAGGAACATACATTTCTTTAGATTGATTTGATGTACGTGGTCTATCTGCATCCTCAAATATTTTCCAGTCTGATTCACCAGATACAATATCTGGAAATGGTATTTTATTCTTCTTCTGATACATAATTTAACTCAGTGTCATTTATTTCAATATCGTCTGATAATTTAATAGCATCCATTAATTCTGTAGCTCTATCTTGAAATATTAGAAATGCTGCTTGTTCTTTACTTAAACCTTTTTCTAAAAGTTCAAAAAATTCACGCCAACTTCTAATAGACAGTCTAGTTTCCATATCAGTACTTAACGAACTTTCTGATATAGTTGATTGCCACGATTTAGGGAACATTGCTAATGCTTTAGGATGTATAGTATCAACATGTATTTTAACTGGGAACCTATCTTTCAATGCCATAGGCAGTGATTCAGGTAACGAGTTAGTTGTAGCTATTACAGTAAAACCTCGTTCAGGTCGTACTGTTTCCTTATTGTCATTATTTAATGTCAATTGTGCTATATCTTTGTCATCTAATATAGCATGCAAAAATGTCATAGCGTCTGGTGATGCATGGTCTATCTCATTGATAACTAACCTACCACCTTTACGCCATGATTGTATTGCAATACCGTCATGCCATTCAAACGTGCCTGTACTACTTGGTTTGTAAAAACCTTCTAAGTTAGCACTAGCTGTGTCTTCTGTCATAGTTACTTGATATACATTAGGTTCTCCTTCTAATGTCATACCAACTTTTTGCGTTGCAGCACTATATGTTTTACCCGTGCCAGGTGGCCCGTATAATAATATTCTGTCTGCGTTTCCGATTGCAGCGTCAACTGCTTCCCAACAATTTTTCATGTTGCTCCTTTCGTATTGTTAATATACAGATGGTACAAAACGACAATAAATGTCAATTTGTCCTGTATCTATATTTCTTCTTTGTTTAATTTCAAACACACCTTTATCTTTAAGATGTGTTATGTTTTTTTGTGTCATATTTTCTATATTAGATTTAACACCACTTATCCATTTGTCACTTGAACCTATAACGTACCATTCTTCTGGTGTTGATAGCAAAGTTTTAGCTATGCTATCTGTTAATAGGTTTGGTTGTTTACCACTTCTGTTTAACCCAGCAGCTGGTGGTGTTTTTCTTTCTATAGGTTTATTATTATCAATTGTCATTATTTTTTAACCATTGTTCTACATCATCCGCCACATGTGACGCGACTTCTTCTAATCCAGTAGCAGCTATGCCGATAATTAAATCTTCATTATCTACTAAACATGCTTGTATTGAAGTTGGTTCTGATAAATAAAAATCATGAAATGCTTTATTTTCTAATATAAAAGTATGAAATTCTGTCACTGATTCCATAGTAAATTCTACTTTGTCTTGTCTATCAAGTACTTTGTAAAATTGAGTCAATATCATCATTTTCCTCATCTTATCTATTTCCAATGCTTGTTGTATAGCAGCATTAACGTCTATTGCATATACTCTATAACGTGAAGTTATAACTTTTTCATTGGTATTAAATACTTTTGAACTAAAAAACGTATTTTCAGTGTCTGATTTTACATAACATGTTGTTACATAATATAGACGTTGATTGTTTTTTATTACTTGTATTTGTTCGTTATTGCTAAATTCCTCATCGCAATTTGGACAGTCGCAATTTTCTTCATCACTCATAGTATTCCTTTCTGCTTAAATAGCTTGTAACACACAGTTTGAGGTTGCCTAGAAAACCTATTACAAAATGCTTTCGCTTAGATTGTAAGACCTTACTATGTGCTACAAGCTACTTACATAGAACGTAAACAAAGGGGATTGTTTATATAATAAGTAGCTTTTATCCTGCTGGGATAAAATTCAAAATAGAAAATATAAAAAAAGATAGCGTTAGCTATCTATATGTCAGTTGATAAATCATAATCTTCATAACTGGCATGACATTTCCAGCACCACCACATGTCTGTATATTCATCGTCAAATTCTAATTCATATCCACAATCGCAAATAGGTTTGTTAGCTTTATTTTGCTGCTTCCATTCCCATTCAGGTTCAGGCTTGAATTGTTGACGTAACTTGTATAGTGCTATGTCTATTTCTATTATTTTAATTAATTGTTTAATATGGTATATAATCCATTTATAGATATTATTGTTAAAGAATTTAAGATTTATCATCTTTAAACACAAAAACTTCCATATTAAAATTAGGATGTACAGTTAAAATGTCTTTTTGTGCAGTTTTTATAGCTGTTACTATATCTTTTGCAAAATAAGTCTTTTCTCCTTTAAAACTAATCCTAAATTTCTTCATAATCTTTCCATATTTCTAATATATCAAGAACATAAGCGTCAAATTTCTTATTTTCCCCAGCAATTCTTATTACTTCATGTATATTTTCTATTATGTCGTCATTATCCATATCTTCTGGATATACAAATGTCACTGATATATCTTTAGTCATATATCTTTTCTCTGTATTATGGTATATGTATACTTCGTTATTGTCTATATCGTTATTCATTCTTCCTCCAATTCTGTAATAACAGTTTGTAACTGTATTACATTTAATTTTAATTGACTAATAATGTCTTGTTTTTGTTGTTTTTTAGTGTTACCATATGTTTTACTACCAAAATAAGATAAATATCCACCACCAAAACCTACATTTTCGGTATTAAACGGAACAGATATACTTATATCTTTAGCAAATTCTCTAATTTTTACCATTATTCTTCTTCTTTTACTTTTTCTGGAGTCATTGTTTGTATTTGTGTTAACCATAGAGCTTGTTGTTCGGCTGTCATAATATTAAAAGCCAAGTCTATATGTTTACGTAATACTTTAATGATTGCTAATGCTTTAGCAACACTCATTATTATGTCATTCATTGTTCTTCTCCTTTATTTATTTTATTTATTTGTGTATCAATTAAAAAAGAAAATCTGTTTAACAACATACTTGTATAACCTTTGATAATTGCTAGAGCTTTGTCATCTTCTGACCACTCTTCTAATTCTATTAATATTAATAATATTAAATTTCTGACTGAATTGTTATCTAATTGATTGATTTTATCTAACCATTCATCATGTGTTTGTTTTATTTGTTTCATTTTTGCCAATTTACCTCCTTATAAATAGCTTGTAACTTACCGTGTATTAATACTGTTTGTGCTACCGATGACTATTGCTAGTCACTTTCAACCGCACTCATATTTCTCAGTATTAATTCGAATGTTCGCACATCGACTTACCAAGCACGATAAGCTACAAGCTATCTACATTGTTGCATACAGGGCATTGTATTTAATTTGTAGATAGCTTTAATTTAACCTTCTATTGGTGTAGAAGTATTAAATGAATTTTGTATTTGTTTATATTGTGATAAATATACTGATTTAATTAATTTAAAATCATTCATTGGGTATTCTGTCACTTGTAATTTATCATAATCATATTCATCAACATGTTTATTAACTATTGTTAAGTTATATGTTGATGCAATATGTTCTAATAACATAAACGGTTCACCCCAAGCACTACGGAAACTAAGTTTTATTTTTGTGTCATCTTTAAGAACTACCTCAGTTTCTCTGTCTCCCCATTTAGTTCCCCAATTAAGATATTGCCAGTCAATAGAGTTATTACAGTCATATTTTGCTATTAACTCATCGTTTACCATATCTAATAATGGTCGTTTAGTACCGTTTTCATCCTCATACCATTCGCTATATTGAATATCATCAATAGTTATTGAACCAGTGCTTATTTGCGTTAGTTCAAATGGTGTAGGTAGTGTATTAGCTAAGAAATATACATCCTCATCAACTGATATATCATCATATAATTTGTCTATATCTTTCTTTTCACCTGTAATTTCTATGTTATTCATTGTCCAGTTAGGCATTATTCCTCCTCTTTTTTCATATTTCGTGTTGTTTCCTCAAATATTGCTCTAGTAACCATACGATTAATAGTTGTGTCCATAAGTCTTGTCAAATCAACATTACTTAAGTTTGATTGTTTTTGTTCTTCTATACTGTGTCTATCTATCATATTTGGTATAGTAATTGCACTCCAGTCAAATAAATCTAGCCAATTATGTGTAACGGTCATTAACATACTTCTTTTGTTAATTGTTAGTACAAAACTAACGCCAGAACGAAATTCTGGTTGTTCTCCATTTTCTGGATAGATTTGTATATCCTCAAAGTATTTGCTGTTAAATACATCGACATCTATCATGTCAAATATATACCCAGCAGTAGTTGTATTTATATTATACATTGTATTCCTTTCATATTGTTCGTCTCGCATTTAAGTGCTAAGTTCCTTGAAGGGCTTAAAAAAGAAAAGCCTGGCTAATTTAATAACCAGGCAATTCTTAAGAGTTATGTTAGTAACTCCAGATAGTAGAAGATTTAACAGGTGGGGCAAACACCTTAGAAATGGTCATTTGATAACCAATTTTTGTCTCATCAACACCAGTCTCTGGATTAGTAACTGTGTAATCATCCCTGCGTGGCTTACCTTCAATAAGAACTCTAAACATAGGTCCTTTATAAGGGTTACCGTCAACATCATTACCAATTGGAGCAGATTTTATACTCGCAAGTATTGTATCTGCAGTTTCGCCAAATGCTGAACAAAAGAAACTAGCTTGTTTCCCTTCAACATCATCATAACGAAATGTAAATTGGTTAACCCAAGTATCACCATTGCTAGTTGTACCTGTTTTAAGTTTTGCCATATCTGGTACGACTATCACACCAGTTGACACGAAGCTATTAATAGTATTCATATCTCCGCTATATTGTTTTAATTCATTCATAATTTAATCTCCTTTTCATAATGAACATAAAAGAAAAACAGCCGAAAGATAGCGTTAGCTATCCTCCAGCCATAATTCTGTAGTATTTAATTTGTAATCCCAACATGGGTCACAAAATTTAAGGCCTTGCATTGGTAGCTTAGCCTGACATCTAGTACACATTTAATGTACCTGACAACCACCAGTGACGCAAAGGCATGGGTCATTGAATTGCTCGGCTTGATAAGTCATTAGCTCATCTGCGAACAAGTCATCATACCATTGGTCAATGTGTTTCTCTGGGTAGTGTGTTCTCATAATATCCTTTCATAAATGTCATAATAGAAGATAGAGAATATGTGTGCGTTAGCATACTTACTACCTACCTAATGATTAAGAAACTATCCCTTAAGTAAGGAACAGATGTCTGTATATCATAGAAGAAAGGATGTAGAAAGAGTACGTTAGTACTCAAGCGTTAGCATAGCGTTAGCACTTGATAGCGTTAGCTTGACCTACCGATGTAAACCTGGACGTACGTTAGTATCTATGTATCTAGTTTAAGATATGCTGGTAATACTGTAGTTGGTTGGGACGTAACGGGCCAGTGTTTACCTGTCTTTTCTGATTAGTAGCTCTATTAAGTCCTTGAGTATTCGGTTTGTGTTTCTGCTGTATACTTTCGTATCCCGAACTTTCTGCCCCCCGATGGCAACTTCACTTGTAACTGAATTTACTTCTAATGTTTGTAATTATTACCAATATAACATATAATTAAATCTACGCAACCATCTACAGAAAGATAGATTATGAGCCGTATTATATGTCAAGCAAAAGGATGCAAGAATTGGCTTAAAGGTAAGCAAAGGAAGTACTGTTCCGAGCAATGTAACAAGCGTAGTTGGGCTCAAAAGAATCGTGACGGAGCAGAATTACCCCTAAAACCCATAAACCAGGAATTTAAATCAGATACAGGTAACTATGCCTCTATACGTAGGGGGAAGTATTATAACGAATTTAGAACATTGTATGCTGAAACACTAGCGACAGGCGAAATAACCACTCAGGAGGTAGCCGCAGACCTTGATTGCACGTCAGCTACCGTATCACGCATGCTCGCTGCATACAAGATTGATAAAGGTACAGAAATCAAAGGGGAAAATTGGTCACAAGGGGAGGAAGTTTTAGAGTTATTAGCAAATTTTTCTAGCTTTCGCAACAAGTATTTTGCTACGGAAACGGGGGAAAAGTATGAAACAGCAGACTTTCACCTAAACTGGATAGAAAACATAGAAGACTCTATAGAAAACGGTAAAGAGCTTTTAATACTAAGTCCACCTAGACACGGTAAGACTGAATTATTAATACACTTTGCTGTCTTCCAGATAATGAAAAATCCTAACATACGTATCATGTGGGTAGGTGGTAATGAAGACATAGCAAAGAATGCTGTAGCATCAGTATTAGACCAACTAGACGAGAATGATAGATTAAAAGAAGACTTTTGTCCTCCAGGTAAGAGTTTTAAACCTGATAATAGGTCAGGTAAAAACTGGTCACAGAATCAGTTTACTGTAGGTACACGAACAGTACCTGGTATTAAGTCACCAACTATGGTTGCTGTAGGTAAAGGTGGGAAGATACTTTCTCGTGATTGTGACTTGATAATAGCTGATGACATAGAAGACCACCAAACTACAATGCAACCTGGTGCAAGAGAAAACACTAGACAGTGGTGGACAACAACGTTATCTTCTAGAAAAGAGGAACATACTGCTGTTGTTGTTATAGGTTCAAGACAACACTCTGATGACTTATATCATCATTTATTATCTAACGAAAGTTTTATGACCATAGTAGAAACAGCACATAGTATAACGTGTAACTTACCTGACCACTTACAAGAAGAACATCAGGAATGTATGTTATGGCCTGGCAAGAGAACATACAAATGGTTAATGTCTCGTATGCAAGCTGCAGAGACTACGGGTGGTAGACAAATTTATGAAATGGTTTATTACAATCAGGCATATGTAGAAGGTACGCAAATATTTACTATGGATATGATTGACCAATGTATGAGACCTGATTTAAGTATTGGACAAATACCAGGTAGTTTACATTTAGTTGCTGGACTTGACCCTGCTAGCTCTGGTTATCAAGCCGCAGTACTATGGGGTATTAATGCTATGAAAGGAGAACTCTTTTTAATAGATATAGAAAATAGACAAGGTGGTGGCGTTAAACATGCATTGCAAATTATGTCTGACTGGTATCAAAAATATGATTTACAACATTGGATAATTGAAGAGAATGGTTTTCAAACAGCTATACGACAAGATGATAAAATAAAAGATTTTGTTTTACGAGGTGGTATTACTATGCAGGGGCATGTAACAGGTAAAAATAAACACGACCCAATGTATGGTGTTGGTTCTATGGCTGGTTTGTTTGAAGCACAAAAAATCTTTTTACCGACAGGAAATTCTGAAAGTCTTGCTAAAGTTAATAGTTATAGACAACAATTATTATATTTTGATGGAAAACCTGTTAGTACTAGAAACAAAGAGAAAACAGATTTAGTGATGGCAGCTTGGTTTCCTATGAAAGTATTTAGAAGAATGAACAAGGAACAGTTAGCGACAATGGGATTAGATTACAACGCAAGTTACACAGATTTTGATAGAACAGATTATAATGAGGCACCATGGGGATAGAAAATTTAGATATTAAAAACTACAAAGAGATTGTAGACAATGCAACACAGTTAGTTGCAGGTAAGCCTTCTAAACATAGACAGGCACAGAAAGCTAGAATCAAAGCAATTTTAAATGGTGGTGCTGATGGTATGAAAGCATTACTAGGAAACAAAATGGAAACATCTGATGTTGACTTGTTACCAGCTCCTAACATGTTGCAGTCAGGTATAGACCGACTTGCACAAAAAATATCTGGTGTACCACAAGTTAGAGTTGACATAATGAACCACAATACCTCTGACAGAGCTAAGGTTCGTGCAGAAAGACTAGAAAGAATTGTTACGTCATATGATGAGAAACAAAATTTAAATTTACAATTAGCACAAGCTGCTAGATGGTTACCTGGTTACGGTTACTGTGCGTGGATTATAACAACAAGAACAGATAAAAATGGTTATATATATCCTACTGCAGAACTCCGTGACCCTTTTGATACTTTTCCAGGAAACTTTGGTCCTAATCAAGAACCTAGAGAACTAGCTGTATTAAGAAGAATACCTAGATATAAACTTGCACAGTTGTATCCAGAGTTTGCAAAAGAAATATTGCATGTAGAGGAAAAAGAAACATCTGAAGCAGCATTCGGTAAAGGTGGCGTAGGTACACAATACGAAAATGACAAAGATAATAACTGGGAAGATAACACAGGTCAAGGCATACGAATAATTGAATATTATGACTTAGGTGGTACGTACATAGTATTCCCAGAAAAAAGAATGATACTTGATTTTATTCCTAACTACCTTAGTAGCCCACCTTTTGTTTTTATGAAAAGAACATCTTTTGATGAACTTAAAGGTCAGTATGACCACGTTATAGGTTTAATGGCTATGATGGCAAAGATAAATATTATGTCAGCTATAGCTATGGAAGATAGTGTTTTCACAGAAACAAATATTTCTGGTGAATTAGAATCAGGACAATACAGAAGAGGTAGATTTGCTATAAACTATCTTGCACCTGGTACACAGGTATCTAAACCATCAAACAATATACCGTATCAATTATTTCAACAGATAGATAGATTAGAAAGACAACTGAGATTAGTTGGTGGCTATCCAGTTACTGATGATGCACAATCGCCTAACTCTTTTGTTACTGGTGCTGGTTTACAAGAGTTAAACGGAACTATGTCATTAATGATTAATGAGTATAGAGATATTATTAAACATGCATTACAAGAGATGGACGAAAAAAGATTAGAACTTGATAGTTTATTAGCAGCACAGTTTGAAGAACTTAGAAAGAAACCTATACAAGGTTTTTATGCAGGTACTGCTTTTTCTGAAAATTATGCTCCTATAGCAGATATAGGCGGAGATTTTAGAACAAGGCGTATTTATGGAGTTATGTCAGGTTTTGATGATGGACAGAAAATTGTAACTGGTTTGCAATTACTACAAGCAGGTGTTATAGACGTAGAGACATTACAAGATAATATTGACGGTTTAGATAACATAGCTAAAGTGCAAGAACGTATTAGAAAAAATAAAGCAGAGAATGTTTTATTTGAATCAATACTTGCTAGGTCAGCACAAGGAGACATGGCAGCTACACAAGCAGTAATAGCTATATATGAATATCCTGCAGAAATGACAGATATAATGAGAATGTTTTATACTCCACAAGAACCGCAAATGAGTCCAGAACAGGAAGCTATGATACAACAACAAATGGCCGCAGAACAAGGCCAGCAAGGTGGCCAACCTCAACAACCACCACCACCACCATCAGTAGCTTCAGCGTTTGGAGGAATGTAATGAACGAAGAAGAAAAATTTTGGGACATTATAGATGTAGAGTTTGGAGATAATCCTTTTGGTGATTTTCATAATCCTAAATATCACGTTATAAAACCTTTACCTAATATAGTTATTATGATAGAACAACCTGATGAGGAGGAAGAATTTGGCCAAGAACCGTTCTAGGGGTGGGTATAGAAAACCTACACCTCAAAGAAAAAATGCAGTTAGTGGGCCTGGAGCTTTAAGTCAAAGAACTGATGGCACCCAACCTACAATGCGTGGACAAGATATGGCTTATGGTGAAAGCAAAGCATATCAAGAACAACAACAGGCTGCACCAATGGGGGATAGTGGTGGAGCTAATGCACCCTTTCCGATACCTCCAGAACAAGCACAATCACCAGATGTATTTGCAGGAACCGAATACCCTAATGAACCTATTACAGAAGGAGTTCCTATAGGAGAAGGTGTTGGAGCAACTAGGAATACAGCAAGTGATGTGGATATATTATTGCAAGCAATGTATCAAGTTAATCCTCATCCTCTTATAGCTGAATTAATTAATGGCAGAAGTCAATAATGTTTGGCGACCCTATTAAAGAGCAAGAGATGCTCACTGTACAAAGAATAGAACAAGCTAAATTAGCTCAATACACAGAACAATTAAAAAATAACCCAGGTATTACAGATTTAGCAGTAGCTCATTTACAACATAATCCTATTTTATCTAAACCATTAATTGCGACATTAGCAGTTATGGGTGTTCCACCAGATGCTCCTGAAGTACAGAAACTAACTGATGAAGCACAAGCTAAATGGGTAACTGAAGAATCTAAAAAATGGAATGAAATAAACGAAAAATATAGAGACGAAAAAGTAACTGATGATATGCATTTAAATATTATTGATATTGTGACAGGTGGTTATGCACCAGGTGGTAGAACACCAGAAGAAGTAGGAAAGTTTTCACCAGCTGTTTGGTTAATAGGTACACTTGATGCAATTAGAGAAAGTTGGAATAAATGGAATCCTTTACCAACATCAGACATATTACAATTTGGGGGTGGAGGTGTACCCTATAGAGCACAAGGTCGTATATGGAGATATTATCAAGATTTAAATAGATATGATGAGTTACTTGAAAAAGGATATAGTCCTAAAACAGCACAAGCTAATATTGCCTCATTAGTTAATATATCAGAAGTACCTAATTTAGGTAAAGATATGGGTGATAAAGAATTATCACAAAATATAGATTTTCTAAAAGAAGCAATAAAATTTTCTGGAGAAAACTATATTTGGGCAGCTGCTAAAAAAGTATTTAATGGTGAAGCAGTTAACATGGATAGAAGTAAGAGATTCTTTTTTGAATCTGTTCATCATGACAAAGACCCTAAATATTATGAATTATTAGAAAGATTTAATGGAGATGAACAAAAAGCTAAAGATTTATATTATTTAAAAATAGGTGCTCCATTAAAAGAACTAGATGAAAATGGTGAGATAAATTATTTAAGTGCTGCTAATCCAAACAAAATATCAATATGGGCAGATAGAAGAACAAACTATAACGATATGAATGTAACTGAATATGCACAACGTGAATTAATGGGTGATAATCAATTAACAGAATATTCTTGGGGTAGATATGAAGCTGGACAGGTATTACAACAAGGTACTACACCATATAAGATTGCATCTGGTTTATTAGATTTTGCATCAGCATTACCTGCTGAATATTTTACTGGTGGATTATTATCTTTAGGTAAATTAAAAAAAGCTTCACGTTCTGTAAATGTAGTTGAAACTACAAAAAATCAAAGAAAAGCTCAAGGCAGCATACGATTTTTAGAAGATAAAAAAGCTGCACAAGAGTTACAAGAATTAATAACTACTGCAGCTACTAATAGAAGTCAAGCTGGTAAAAATGCTTGGGCTAAATTAAGTAAAGCAGAACGTGCATTAATTAAAAAAGATGATTGGTTAATAGGTACAGCTAAACGAGAAAAATATAATGGTTTAAGTACAGCAATCCAAAACCAATTAAATGCAGATAGAGCATTAGCTAGAAAAAGTGGTTTGTTTAATGGTAGGTTGCAAGGTGTTTTTGCTAAAGATGCAAGAAAATTAATAGCTACTCCTGAATCAAGAGTATTAATAAAACATTTTGCTAAATCAAGTGGTAAAACATTGTCTGAAGACCCTACGTTAATTAATTGGATTAATGACGTTGAATATTGGAACTGGGTTGGTAGACAAACAGACGAAGTTAAAATAGCTGATTCGATAGTAGATATGATGACTGATGGTTTAAGAACAAGTAAACCTCAATATCAAGGATTTAAAGGTCCTGAAAGAATATTAGACGGAGTAACTTCTATGCCTAAAGGTTTTTCTAATATGACTGGTTCTGCAGTTAGAAAAGTAACAGGTAGTGAAAATTTTACTATGAGAAGTTTAGGTAGTGTTATAGGTGAAAATATTAGAAAACCTTATACATACACTAGAGGTGCTTTAAGAACTATTGCTCATTATGATGACAGTGTACAAGCTGCAAAAGCAAGTTGGAAAAAAGCACATGGTTCCGTAGATGCAACACCTGAATCTTGGGATATATTAAAAGAGATATATAAAAATAATTTACAAGCTAAAGATATTGGAGTGTCAAGATATTTAGGATTTAGTTCTAATTTTCAAAATAGTTTAAGTTTAAATTCAAAAAGATTATTAGGTGAAATGTCTGGTAGTGCTATGGAAATGGGTAACCGTAAAGTAGCAACAAGACAATTAGCAAATCATATGAGACAAAATAATTTTACTGATTTGGAATGGCAAACTTGGATGGATAGATGGTTAGATTTAGGTAATAATTATAGAGAACAATTAAAATATAGTACTGATTTAATGGAATTTCAATATCACAAAATTAAAGCAACAGGTAAACAACATGAAGTAATTGCAAAACATATTAAACGTACAGTAGAAGAATGGAACAAAAAACAAAAAGCATATTTTAAATCTAATGGTATGGATAATAGAGGTATAGCACATAACATTGTTTCACCAGGTGGTGGTACTGCAGATGATTTAATAGAAATTGCAGTAGGTGGTAAAACTATAGAAATACAAGTACCACGTGCTTCAATATTGTCAGAAATGAGTGACAATATATTTCCATTTTTAAATCAAGATATTGTTGATAGAGTTGTAGGTAAACATTTTTATGCAGCTGATTTTGAAGATTTAAAAGCTTTTGAAGCTACTAAAATAGGTGCAGCTAATGTTAAAAAATATTTAACAACTTTACGTACAGAAGGTAGAGCTGCTGCTAGGGAAGTTAATGAATTTGGTTGGATACCAACTAATGCAACAATGGATGACGCTGGTACTAAGTTATTAGATTTTTATACACGAAAAGTATTTAAGCCAATTGTTTTGTTAAGACCTGCATTCTTTACAAGAATATTTTTAGAAGAACAGTTCAGAATTTATTCTGCTGGTTTAGATAGTGGATGGAATAATCCATTTCAATATTTATCATGGGTATTTTCACATAGCGAAAAAGAACAAGCTAAATATTGGACTAAATTTTCAGAGTTTGACGACATTATGAGAAGTCCAGAACATTTAGCTGTTACACATCAACAATGGACTAATAATATTATTAAAGGTGGTAAATATAAAAATAGTTATCGTATTGAAATGCCAGAAGTAACATTTGGAGAAGTTGGTTACAATAAAGGTATATTTAATACTTTATTTAAATTAAGAAACGATGGTGTAGCAAGATACGTTGCTGCTAATGGTGTTGATGAAGACACATTAAGATGGTTTACTAAAGGAAAAGGAAATGATTATAGACAAGATTTATTAAAAAAAGGTGGAGAAGATTGGATGGATGTAGCTACAAATGATGACATAGCTATGGCTTATTTAAAATCTGTAGAAAATAGAATTAGACAAGCAACAGGTCATAGATTAGAAGTAGGTAGAGATTATGTACGATTTGACAGTAACATAAAAAAACCAGGTAGAAAATTTACTAATAGTTTAACTGAAGCACAATTGAGTCACAATATAGATAGTAAAGATGATGGTATGACTTTGTTAAGACGTGTAATAGCTGAAGGCGTACTTGAAACTACAGATGGCCAAGAATTAAAAATGTTATCAGAAGTTGATGGTATTGTACAAGGAGTTAGTAGAAGTCAACAAAAAGAATTAGAAAACGCTATATCTAAATGGATGGATAAAGATGGAGACAAATTTGATTTAGGTACATTATTTTATAAACGAGAAGTAGATGTACCTGAAGGTAGTTTGTTTAAAGGTGAAGAATTATTAGATACAGCTTTAGAATTTATGTTTAGAAATATGATGGATAGACCTATTAATTATCTTAATAGAAGTTCTACATTTAAACAATACAGATGGGCATACATAGTAGATAAATTTCATTTAATGGACAAAGAATTGCAACAAAAATTTATTAGAGAAGCTTCAGCAACAAAAATACCGCTTAAAGTGCGTAAACAATTACAAGAATTAATGGGTGGTTCAGAAAAGAAAGTATATCAGTTAACTGATTATCAAACAGTAAGTGATGGAAGTAAAGCATTTGGATTACAATCTACACAAGACTTATTGTATGACACAACTAAAAGACATAGAATATCACAAAAGACAAGAAACATATTTCCTTTCCCAGAAGTTTGGTTTGAAATGTTAACTACTTGGCCAAAATTATTAGCTGAAAATCCAAAAGTTATTAGAAGAACACAATTAACGTTAAAAGGTGGTAGAGGTGCTGACGCTTTAGGTTTTTCTGGAGATGGATTTTTTGCAGAAGACCCTAATGGTTCAGGTGAACAAATGTTTGTAATGCCTTTTGGTGGTCATATGTCTAATTTAATATTTGGTGAAGATTCTAATGTAAAAATGTCACCACGTGGTTATGTAACTGGAGTTAACTTGTTAGGTCAAGGATTTGTTCCTGGTCCTACACCTATGGCTGGTTTTGCTATAGACAAAGTATTACCTGCTGGTGGAGTAGCAGATGAGTTAAGAGGTATCTTTTTTGGAGATTTTGGTCCTCCTACAGGTACAGGTTTCTGGGATGCGATTATACCTACATCACCTTCTTTACAAAAATTCTTTGCAGCACAAAATATAATACCAGTTGGTAATAAATCAGAAGTAGCATCTATGCGTTCTAGTACGTCAATTGAATTATTTAAATTATTAAAAATGGAAAATGCTGAAAAAAGATTATTAGAAGCAGGTGCTTTAGATGAATATTTAGAACAAATGGAATGGAAAGGAACTACAGCTAATTTATTACCTGATGAAGATTTAACACCTGATTTAATAGATGCAGCTTTAAGAGATTATGCAAGAGACAAAGGAAGACAAACATTTTTATTTAGAGCTATGGCACAATTTGTATTACCTACAGGATTTAGTCCTAGATATTATATTGAAGATAAAAATGGTAAAATGTGGGGTACACAAATACTTGCTAAAGAATATCAAAATCTAGTACAAGAACATAATGATGACCATATAGCTGCGTATGAATCTTTTATAAGATTATATGGATATGAACATACTTGGTTAACTACAGCTAAAAGTACAGCTAAAGGTGGGAAAAAAGCATACTCACAGAGAGTTTTATCATGGCAACAAGAAAATAAAAATGTATTAGAACAATTACCTAAAAGTGCATTTTATTTATTACCTGATAGTCCATATGAAGAAAGAAGCTATCAAGAAGTAATAAGACAATACAATATTGGTGAAAGAGAAGTTTTGTCACTAGAAGAATTTAATGTAGCAGCTAACGATACATTAGGTTATTTTAGATACACAGCTTACAAAGAAAAATTTGAAAACAGTTTTATACCAGAAGCACAAAAAGATATGTTATTTAGAATTTATAGAACAGCGTTAATGCAACAGTTACCTGGATTTGAAAGAACTGGTGGACAAAGACAACCAGCTACGTCAAAAGAAATACTAGGTGAAATGATAGAGAAATGGCCTAATTTAGAAATAACGTTAAAAACAGAAGCAGGTAAAGTATTTGTTAATGATTTTTTACCTAAATGGGAAGCTTTTGCAAGACAATCAGAATTTCAATCACCTTCAGGTAATCCAGAATGGTGGTTGCAAAGTACAGACCCTATAGCTGTATATATGCGTGCAGATTTTCAAGGATGGGCAAATGAGATTATACCTTTAAACCCTGACTTTGCAGCAATTTGGACTAATATAATAACTAGAATGTTTCGTGACGATAAAGAGTATTACAATGCATAGGAAATTAAATGGCAGAAGATAAAAAAAATAATTACAAAAAGGGAAAAGCTTTACGTGAAGCAATAGCTGCTTGGTTTTCATCAAAAGACACTACGCATTGGAATGAAAAATACGGATTACCTGCAGATGCAGTTTTAACATATGGAGAGTATGGACCAAATAAAAAATATAGTTTTAGATTGTTATTAGGGCCAAGCAATAAAGTAGAATTTATTGAAATAAGTGGTGCAACTATACCAATAACAGATTTACCTAATTATCAAGAATATATATCAGAAGAATGGACATACGAACCAGGATTTATTACAGGTCTTTTTGGATTACCTGAAACTTTACCAAAAATAGAAGAAGCAAAACTCATACAAGAATCTATTGTACAAACAGACACTGAAGCAGAATCTGTTGTACCTAGTGAAGACACTACTTATTTTGAAACTGAAGTACGTAACCGAAAACCTATTCCAGGAGCAACACAAGAAATTGTCGCTAGAGCACCTATAGGTGAATTAAAAGGTGATGCATTTGACCGATATGTTACAGGAGTAGCAGAGAATAACTTAACTCCAGAACAAGCATATGTAAATGCAACTGGACAACAATTACCAGGATTTTTAACTGACGAAAATGGAGATATTTTATTTGAAGAAGTGGATGGTTCGTTTGTTCCTATACCTATAGAAGTACAACCTCAATCTTTATTTATGACTGATTTTGTAAATCATATAGGCAAACAAGGACCAGACGTAATTGATTATTTTAAAGATATTTTAATTAGACAAGGTATAGCTGATGAAGGTGATTTTGATGACACTGGTGAAATGGATATGAATTTACGAGGATACATTGAAGTGTTAATGGCACAATCAAATTATGACAACGCAGGTGTTATGTATGGTTCTAATGAATATATGGATTTAATAGACACTATACCTGATAGTTATAATTGGGTTGAAGATTCAAATATGAATGTAGAAAAAGTATCTTGGGCTTTATTAAATCAAGCTATTTACAAATACCCAGAACGAGAAAAATTATTAATGAATGTTGATGTTAAAGCAAAAGAAAAAGAATATGAAATCGAAAAAGATATTCCTACAGAAGCATATATGGCAAGAAGAATTGATGCATTATTTCAAGAAGAATTAGATAGACCACCAACTGAAGAAGAAAGAAATAAATATTTAAACAGTTGGAACTCACGATATGATAATTATGCACAAAATTTAGCATATGCATACAAAGCAGCTAAGTATGGTGCAGACATGGAAAATTATTTAATTGAAAATGGTAAAAGTATAGATATGACTGGTGCTATGGGTGGAGATTATAGAGATACTATAGGTACACGTGAAATAGGTACTAGAACTTTAAATGATGATGATATTCAAGAAGAAACTTTATATGAAATTGAAACTGATTTAAAAACAGAAAAAGACCTTATTGAAGCTGGACAAAATCGTAGAAAACATCAAAGTAATATAATAGGTGTTATGACAGGTAAAATATAATGGCTACACAACAAGAAATAAAAGAAATAGTATCAGCATTAAAAGATACCTTAAAAGACACTAAAGGTTACTCTGATGAAAATATTGAAAATCTAGTTAAACAATTAACAGCTGCATTAAAAAACACAAAGGGTGAAGATATTGAAAAAGTATTTAAAGAAATAATACCTGACTCTGAAATATGGGATAAAGTACAAGAAATTAGTAATGCTAGACGTATAGACCGTAAAGAAGTTGTGCAAGAAAGTAAAGCTGAAACTCCTAAAGGTAAAAATGTAGATTGGATAGATGAATTAGCTGATAATGAAATATTTGTTTTTGGAAGTAACCGAAAAGGAATACATGGTAAAGGAGCTGCATTAGATGCTAAAAATAAATTTGGTGCTCAAGAAGGAGTAGGAGAAGGATTAACTGGAAAATCATATGCTTTACCTACTAAAGCTACTCCTAATAAAAGTTTATCTTTAGAGGAAATTAGTAAACATATAGATACGTTTTTAAAATTTGCTGCAGAGAATCCAAATAAAACATTTAAAATGACAGCTATAGGAACTAACTTAGCTGGCTTTGAACCAAAACAAATAGCAAATATATTATTTAGTAAAAATATACCTGGTAATGTAGATGTACCTTCAAGTTTTAGTAATGTTAAAACTGCTACTGATGAAACTCCTGATGAAATATTAAAAGATAATGAAAGGTTTTCACAATATGATGATGTAGATATGAAACCAAGTAATACACCTAAATTAACTAATGGTGTAATAAATCCTGCAGATAAACATAATTTAGAATACATTGTTAAAAATCTAAAAAACATTCCTAACCAAGCAGATAGAAAAGCATGGGTAGGAAAACAACCACAATACATACAAGATTTAGCTAATAAATATAAAAATAGTTATATTACCGAACAAATGGGTTTAGGGAAAACTGTTGATAAACCTATTACAGAAGCAACTAATGTAAGTCCAGAAAATGTAAATAATGCTAAAGTTGTAAGAAAACCTCTAACTTCTGATTTTGAATTAGGCATTCCTAATTACGGAAAAAAGATACCAGACAATACAGTAAAAGTTTGGAATTTAGGAAGAAAAATATTTGAACAAGAAATAGACGTGACAAAACTTGTAGATGGTAAACCTGCAGTTAGTGGTTGGGAACCTAATTTAATAGGTACTGGTCATCAAGAAGGAATATTAATAGACAAAGGATTAATGGAAGCTGAATGGTTAAATTATGGAAAAGAAGTTCCTAAACCAGGAGAAAGAATAGTACATGGTTTTGATGGTAACGCTAGAAGAAATATAAAAAATCTTAAAGGTGGTATTGAATGGAATTATGGTATTGCTACAGAAGTAATAGAAGTTGAAGAACTTGCTGGTGATTGGTTTAATGATATTGAAATGAGAAATAAAATTGCTAGACAAATGGGTATTACTCCACAAGCATTAGAAAAATTAGTTATTAGTGGTAAAACAGGTGCTGAACAAAGTCAAAGAGCTGGTTTTTATGTTGATAAATGGTCAGATGCTTATTTTGTTAAAGTTAAACCATTAACAGAAAAAGATATAACTGACAAATGGATAAATGCTGAAGAAGGTATAAACGTCAAAGCAACAAGTGTAGAAGCCGCAGCTAGAAGTTGGGGATTTGATGCTACTAAAAATATTGAATTAGATAAATTGCTTAAAGGAGTTATACCTTTAATGGGTGCGGGATTAAAAAAAGGAGCTAAATTATTAGATTACGGAGAAGTAATTTATGGATGGATGGCTAATGGTATTGGTGGAGTATTAAATAAATTAGGTCCACCAGGTAAAGCTGTTGCTAGTGTTGTGGGCCAAGGTGCCAAAAAAGGTACAGCTACGCTTACAGCTGCTGGAGCAGGTGTTACAAAGTCTACAGCAGCCAAAGTTGGAGTTAAAGCTGGATTAGGTGCAACTGCAGCAACAGGTTCAGTTACTGCTATGGCCGCTTATGAAAAAGCAAACTTTTATTATGGTATAGCTAGTGGAATAATATTATCTGCTATAGAAACATTAGGTATTATTACTAAAGATACTTTTGGAGAACAGTCTATTAAAAATGCTTTAGGGCCTGAATATGAAAAGTGGGCAGAATCTAATGGAATTATTGATAAAATAGGTGTATATCCACTTATAAATAGTTTAGAACTAGCTGAAGAACAAGGTATATTATCTCCTGGATTTGTTGACGAATATACTAATTGGACTAATGACAAATGGATAAATGTTATATATGAGTTTTTAGGAACAGAAGGATATGAAGATATGGAATCAATCAATACTGTATGGAGAGAAAAAAGAGCACCACAAAATTGGTTTGGTAGCCTTAATGATGTATTTGGTTTAAATTCAGGAACAGCGTTAATGAATGCTGGGTTTATACCAGAAACAGGATTAATGCCTGCAATAAAACGTTCACCAATAATAACTGGTATAGAAATACCTTTTGAAAATTGGTTATTACCTAAAGTAGGATTAGAAGATTGGGTATATCCTGAAGATAATTACTCAGATGAAACACAATTAATAGAAGATTTTAACAATTATGGAGATATAACTCCAGTGGACAATAACGCTTGGTTAGGTAATATGTCATCAATAGGAGATGTAGATGAATAGTTTGCCAGAAAATGCAACAATCGTAGAAGTTGAAGGAACAGGTAAATATTACATACGAGTTGATAGAGGTGGTGTAAGTTTTTTCTTTGACCCTGGTGATAAAGATATTACTCAATTAATTGCAGATACTACAGGTCTTGAAGACCCTATGGCATTAAGTCAATTAGCTAAAGACAATACCGAAACTATAGATGAATTATCTTTTGAACAACAGTTTTTAGATGATGATTTTTTAGTTTTTGTAGGTGACTACGATTCAGCAAATGAAAATTGGACTGATATATTAAACAATGTAAAAAATATTACTGAAAGAGAAACCTGGTGGGGTAATAAAGAATTTAGAGACGAATATATAAGAGTATATGAATTAGCTACAGATGATGATGGTGTATTTAATAAAACTACTTTTTTTGAAAATTTAAAAACAAATGATACTATAGGTGCAAGTTTAGGAACAAACAGAGCATTTTTTAATAGAACAGTTGATGAACGTTTAGACCCAGAACAATATGGTATGGATTTAGATACTTATGTAGGTTCAGTACAAGCTATTGCAATAGAAGCTGGTGTACCATTAGAAGACATAAAAGAGAATACAGAATTAAATAATAGTTTAAAATTAGTAGCAAACAATTTAAATAATGGTGTATATGGTGACCCAAATACTAAAGCAGCTGTAGCTAAAGCTTCTCAACAAGTAGTAGCGTTAGTTAATCCAGCTTTTAGAAAAGCAAATGGCGGTATATATACATTAGATAATGACATTCTTAAAGCATCAAAAGGTATGTCTACAGTTAGTATCACAACTAAACATGATGAAGTAGAAGAATTATTAAATCAATTTCTACCACAAAGTATGTGGGGAGATATAGATGTATCTAAAGAAGCAAGTAAATTACAAATGGAACCTAATTATAAATACGAATTACAAGAAAAACTTAAAGATAAACGTTTTGCAGAATTTAATATGTATGATAGAGATATTTCTTGGAGTACTATTCTTAATAATAAAAAAGGTTCTATTAAAGCAGCGTGGGGTATAGATGTTAAATGGAATAATCCAGTTTTAAATGATATAATTTCAATGAATGATACAGCAAAAGAAGGAGAATACTTGAGAGGTAAAGGTATGGAATTAGGAATAGACAAAGTAAAGAACGATTTTGCTTTAGCATCAGCTAGTGCATATGGTGACGGTGTAATTAAATCACAAAACTTTTTGGAGAATTAATGGTAAAAGTATATAGAAGCGATTATTTAACTGGATATGAAATAGGAGATGACCCTAAAGTAATAGCTAGTTACGAAAAAGATGGTTACACACAAAATTTAAAAGATGCTACTGCTAAATCAAAAATAGTTAATTCTAGAGTTACCGATAAAGAAACTACAGCTGGTGACTATACAGAGGGTTTAGAACGAGCTAAAGCTTTATATAAATTTATGCCTGAAAATGTACAAGCAGAGTTTGCTAATGCTTGGGTAAAATTTGGTGAAACTAATTTAGCAAAAGCAGCTACAAGAAATACAGCAGCATGGAAAAAAGAATTTAAATATTTAGAAAGAGACGATGGTTCTTTAATCATGGACGAGTTACAAGCTATGGCTACAAAAGCAACTTATAGAGAAACTTTAGCTGAAGTTGGAATAGTTGATACTAGCGAATTTGAAGAACAATTTAATGCATTAATAACTGGTGATGTATCTGGTGCAGAATTTCAACAAAGAATAGATGTAACATATAACGCAGTTAAAAATAATATACCTCAAGTAGAAGCTATGTTTAGAGAACAATACAATATATCTACTGACCAACCTACTATATTTGCTGCTTTAATTAATCCAGGTATTAATGACAAGTTATTAAAAGGTGATTTAAAAACTATAGGTGTTGGTGCAGAAGCAAGAGCTGCTGGATTTAGTAGAAGTTTTAGTAGATTTGAAGCATTAAGAAAAGCTGGTCTTACACAAGAAAAAGCTAGACAAGTTTATCAACAAGCAGGTAACTATCAAACAATGGCCACACAAACAAATAGTGAATTTGATGTTAGTACATTAGAAGCAGCATCTATAGGAGATGCAGATTCAGCAAAAGAAATAGGATTACTAGCAGCAGAATCAGCAGCTATGTCTAGTTTCAAAGCAGGTGCAGCTAAAAAAGATAATAAAGTTACTGGACTTTTAGAAGGATAGTGTATAATAAATATTGACGTTGCGTGGTCCGTCTAAAGACCTGCACTCAGCTTTCAAAGCCTACGTAGAAAGCTTGTATAAAAATCGTAGAGTAAGGACTTAAAAATTAAGTTATCCAGTTTTAAGTCAAGTGTGAAGGATAACACCGCAATTAGATTCCACAGGTCTAATTTGATAGGTCAAAACTGTGAGGAGGTACGAAATGGACGAATTTGATGGTCTTGATAATTCAGGAGCAAAAGCAATGCGTGAAACTATTGACAGAAAAAATGACGAGATAGCAAAGCTAACAGCTGAGCTTACAAATCATAAAGATGAAAAACTAAAAGATGCTGTAAAGCAAATTGGTTTAAATCCTGAAAGTGGTTTTGGTAAAGCATTGACACAAGTGTATACAGGTGAAGTAACAACTGCAGCTGTAAGTGAGTACGCAAAAACAGAGTATGGTTTTGAACCTACAGGAATGAACGAAGATGTCACACACCTTAGTTCTACTCCAGTAATTAAAGATGATGCTAGGTCAAGAGTACAATCACTTGATGCAAA